ATTTGATCTGGGCTTGCGTCCATACAAGGCCATCAAACCAAAAAGTCAAACCTTTTTGTTCGCCCAACAATACCACAGTGTTTTGATCTACACTAACAACACCATCGGTTGCCAGTTCTAAATGTATAATAGGTTGTGCAATCAATGGTGGTTGCGTGTCAGGGGTAATGAAATTCACTACCCAAATTTTGTTTCTAACATTTAGATCTTCATCAACAGCAAAAATTACTCGCATGCCGTCAGTGAGATCCAAAGCAGTTTTGCCAGTTCCTGTGCCAGTTCCTGCCGAAACTACCGTGATTGAACTACCAACAGCATACACCACACCAGATGTGCCTGCTACACTGTTCCAGTCAGTATTGCCCAACGAAACAATTTCATACACATAGCCTATGCGAAGCTGATTGGCAACCACTGGCAAGCTGTAAACGGTATAGCCTGTGCTGCCTTCTATGTTGCTCAATGCATCGGTTTCTCTGAAATCAATTGTATCAACTGGCGCTTTGCCTTGGGTGCCCATGTTGAACAAGCGTAGCCCGGATCGAAACTGCAAAATAGGTCTTTTGGCTCTCAATGTGTTGCTGATGTCAACCTGTGTGTTGTTGTATTGCCCTGTGGCAGTGAGCACATCAATATGAAACCAGCAATTGGATCTTGACCAAGCATTACGGTCAGGACTGCTTCGCTCTATAGTTAGATAGTCTGGGTTAGAGTTGCTACCATAACTCTGGAACGAAGTTTCCGGCAAATAAAAATCATCAACGTCTAACAATTGAATTGATGTACCTACGCCACTGACATAATACTGTTTGACTTGTTGCGCTGTGCCAGTCATGATACCAAAAGCCGATGTTAGCGGCACAGCTGGTCCACCTTTTACAGAACTCACACTGAATTGACTACTGCTAAACACATTGCGAACATAATAAGTTGTGCTGACGGCTACACCACCAAACACTGACCCCGAAAACACTATAGGTGTACCAACAATCAAATCTTCAGTGCCGTCACAGGTAATTAGATTGAGACCGGCTGCAGTACCGGTGCAAGACAACACAGTGGTCTGTGTGGCATAACTGTGAGGTATTACATCGCAAGGCAATCCAGTTTCGGTCACAGTGGGAAACTGCACTTTGAGTCCATTGGTAAACACAACTCCATTGGGACTGACATAATTAGGTTGACCTAAAATACTGCTGATGTACAACGTACTTGCATCGCCTTGTTCTAGTAATCTGATTTGCCCAAACATGTTGGCATTGCTGCTGTCTTGATAATACAATACCTGTTGCTGTGCACTCAGCACTGGCACCTGTTCCAATAAGCCATTGAGATCTTTATACCATGTAGTCGAACTCCAATCACTGCCATACAACACAGTCATTTGACTGAGCTGAGGCGTGGTTACCACACTGCCTAGGTTGAGATAAATGTCTGAACCAACAGTGGAATAGGTGATACGCCAAATGTTAAAGTACTGTGCTGGATCAACAGGACTGCCATTACCGTAGAACCAACCTCCTTGCACAGGATCTACAATGTCGTTGACAAATATCACAGTGCGAGTATTGAGATCAGTTATGCCATCGATGCCACCAAAGGCTGCAATAAAATCTGCAAGTTTGACTCCGTCAATTTGATCAAACTTTAGCTCAGTTACCAAATCTACAGTGCCGATGTCATTGAGATTATAGAAAAAATCTTGTGCATTGCTGGCAGGCACATTGAACTCAATGGTTCCAAGATCAATGCCGTTGTTGGTGACTCCCAATATTTGGCGACTGCTGATGTTGGGAGTAGTTGGATCGCGGCCACTGATGCCCGGACTGGTTTGTATCCAAAACTGTGGACCGTTGCCTGGTGTGCCGTCTACAACCGAGATAGTGCCTCCCATGAGACTTTGAGTCTGACATTGGTAGTACAAAGTGTCAGGTGCAGACTGAGGCACTACAAAAGTCACTGTGCCTGTCACTGCACCATTGCGAGTCACTCCTGTATTGTATTGCTCTCCTAGACCTGTGGTTGGTGCAGTTTTGATCCAAAAAGGAAAATCTCCGTCCACACTCAGTGCAAATTGGTAAGTGTTACCACGAACCAGTGTAATTGTTTGATTTGCAATTTGATCTATGTTGTAACTGGTAACGTTGGTACGGGTAACACGCAGAGTCACAGTTTGTTTGGGATTTTGCGCAACTTGAAATTGATAGTTGCCTCCACGTACCACATCAATGGTAGGCAGATTTCCAGATATACCATCAAAAGTGTAGGTATCATTTCCACGGTTTACTACAAAAGTTTGTGTCAATGGAACTCCACTGGCAGTCACAGACACTGCGGCAGGACCGTTTTCTATCCAATAGTATTGACTGAAGTTTACAAATGAATCAAGATCAACAAAAGGATCCCAAGAGTAGTATTCACTAGCAAACAATCTGTCAGAGCGTCGATTGTCTGCACCTTGCAATGCCAAAGCATCCAGCAGTCCCGGATAAGTTATAGCATTTTTGATTTTTTTGGTGTTGGCAGGATCTACACTGATCACACCCGGTTCCAGTTGATAATCTTGACGTATTTTGTCAGGTTCAACCACGTAGGTATCGTTGGGGTTCACGCCCGGTCCTACTGTGCGTCCAATGTAGCCCTGAGTTTTTGTAAACTGCGGCTCTTGAATCAATTGATCTAGAGTAGCCGCCAAAAACTGACGATTGGTATCAGTCTGGAATATTTCTGGTAATAGGTCTATTGATCTCACTCGAGCCATCAAATCACTCCGCTGCCTGGCGCTGTGCGCAGGTTACTGCTGGTCAATGCATCGATTACCACGATGTTATCTACAGTGGCACCATTGGCAAAGATTTCATTCGGCTGCGCACGAATTTCATACATGTCGCCAAAGTATTTTTGCGGATCCAATGGAACCAAAACCACCGAACTGATAATGGTGCCCAATGTGCGATGCAAAAACGCTGCTAATTCTGAGAAATAAAAGGTGTCGCCAAAATTCCATTTGTCTATGCTAAAATAGTCATTCATTGCAGCCAATACTGAACTTTGAATTTCGCTGGTTGAAGCAACAGAATTTTGTGCTCTAATCACTTTGATAGTGGCTCGGAGGGTGGGTTCGGCCGTGGGCCCAAACAGCGGTTTGAATGTGACAGAATTCAATACAATGTTGTCGCTGAGCATTTTGTAATCATTGAGCTGTTGATAGGCAGTGTTGAGTTCAGCAATTGTGGGCTGATCGGGTTGGCTCACAGTTCCGGTAGTATCTCGCAGCCAGTTTTGATACTGTGTGTAGTATTGCTGTGTAACTACATATAGGTCAATGATATTGGTAGTTCCTGGATCAATTCTAGTGGTCAACGGTGAATTGTGGCGATACTGGAAATATAAATTTCCTCGGCCTGTTCTAGCAATGTAATTTGTTTGTTCTACCAATGTGCGTGTGCCCACAGCATTGATCTCAAGTTTGTAAAATAATTCGTCAGTGTAGGCATAAAAAATCTGCCCCGGCGAAAACTGAAACTTGACCAACTCAATGTCGTCCAAAGTAGCATAGGTGCTGTTTACTGTACCTGGTGTGAGCAGTAGATATCGTTGTAGATTGTCAAAATCCACTGTGAGCTGAAAGAACACTAACTTGAGATTGGGGTTCACTGTGGGCGCTACAATTTCAGTAAAGAAATCGGGGTCGTCCGGAACTCCGTCTGAGTCTACATCTCTATAGCTGATCAAAACCTGAAAATCGTCTACGTAGCCATCGCTTTCTACAGGCTGGTCAATAATGGTTGTAATAATGTCGCCTTGCAATGGGCTGGCTGAATCAGGCTGTGTGTTGATGGCCAGCACATTGATGAAATCTTTGATGGTGGTGCCAGTGCGACTGTCGTAGATTTTTTGGTCACCATAAAAGAAAAATCTTGTACTCAACACTGAACCAAATGAATAGGCCAGGCCGCGATTGGTGATGGTATAGCTTTGATTTACAGCAACAAATTGTATGAGCCAGCTGGCATCACCGCCAGCCACTGGTTGATCAGCGTTTACTTGACTCCAAGGCGCGTCTTGATCTAGATAGGTTGACTGAATCAAGTACCAAGTGTACGGCGTGCCTGTCACTGAACCATCGTTGTCATAGCCTAGGCCAAAATTTCTGTACAACAAAATCTGTTCGGTCATTTGCTGTTGCAACGACGTTGGCAAGTCAGTAACAAACAAAGGTATGATAGAGTCAACCACTGCGCCGGTGGGAACAAAATTGTTCAACGTAATTGGTCCTTGGCCATTTGACAAGTTACCCAATCCACCGTTGTATCCATCACCAATAACTTCCAGTGGGCTGGCCCAGATTTCTGTGTGATCCTCGGGGCGAGTAGGCAGTCCTGGCTGCAGGCGATTGTTGGCATCAAAGTAGTAGGTTTGCCCGTCAATGGTTGGTGCTGTGAATTTTATCAAGCAGCGAGCTACAACGTATTTGAATCCTGATGTAGAGTAGGCCAGGCCCACTGGTATGGCTGCCCCAGCAGCATTTTTGAAATAACCCGTGGTTTCATTGGCCACTGTGGTACTTTGATTCCAGGTGCTCAATGCTGTTGAGCCAGTGTTCACTGTGACTCGTGGAAAGTTTGCATAGTAAAATTGTTTGAATGTTTCTTCAGCAATACTGGGCACCACTTGATTGCTTATTACATCTGCAATTTCATTGCGATTGGTCCAACTGAACAGATAGCTGGGCAGTATGTTTTGTTCCCACATCGCGCCATCGCTGCCAAAAGAATTAGTTGATGAATATTTGCCTGTGTTGTCAACCAAGTCAAGATAACGGCTAGTGCCAATTGAAGCACGCTTTACTGCTTTGCTTTTGATTATGGAGTTGTAAAGAGTAAACGGAAACAGATTATAATCTTCACCATTGACCATGCGATTTTGAGTGTAGTATCTAGCCGGAGCTCGTTGTTTGATGGCATCGATAGTTTCACGAGCTTGACTGTTGCTCACAGGTTGCGTGATACCACAAGTAAAGGTTATGGTTTGCAAATTGCCATTGCGGTCAATATAACTGATAGGTATGACCACATTTTGCATTTCAACTGGATTGATAATGTATTGCAATCCATTGCTGGCTCGCACGTAACAACGAAATACCCCCACTGGAATTTCCGAAAATACCCCATCACCAAACACCAAAGTTATTTGGTCATTGGCTCTGCTGGTCACAGAATAGATAGGACGCAAAGCCTCTGTTTGTTCCGCAGCCGCTGAGTAGATATTTTCCGTAAAGATCCATTCTCTGTTGATGTTGCCCACGTTGTCAAGTTGAAACAACCAACGGTCAGTGTTGTTGACACCTTCGATGTTGATGTTGACTGTGCGATTGGCCACTCGTTCAGCAAGATTGAAATCTTGATTCAGCAACACCCCTTGCTTGAACAAAAAGAAGTAACCATTGTTGGCACTTTGAAATCCCAATCTGTCATTGCGGTACATTACATTGAATGTGGTGTCGGGAGTAGGACTGGGTTCATAGATATATTCACTGTTGGCAATTGAAGATGTCATGGCTTCAAAAGGCATGCTAACACCGTCTATGGTAGCTGAGTATTGAATCACAGGCAAAAAGCCTGGGACAAAGTTCAGTGCATACTCTGCAGTGTCAACGCCAAGAATTTCAGATCTGTTAGCAGGGCGACCAACACGTTGAGTGTCTACCATGGCTGCATTTAGCACTGTGTTCCACTGTTCCAGCCAATCAGGATTGGTGGGGTCAGACCAATTGATTGTGATGTTGGAAAGATTTACACCATTGTAATCTGTGACATTTTCGGTAGTTGACACAGCAAATGCCTTGAGAAGGCCTTCGGCAGGCGTGTTTCGCTTTGCTGTGTAACTCACAAGATTGGCCAAGCGTACCACAGAGTCCCGACGCTCTGCTGTGTCTAAATAATTTTCTCTGGTATTGAGATCAGTGCGAAAGGCCAGCGCTTGACCCATAAACGCAATGATATCTAACAGTGCAATAAATTCGGATGATTCAATGTAGTCATTGAATGTTTCAGGATAATACAGACGCAAATAGTCCACAAAACTCTTGCGCAGGGTTTCAAAGTCATAGCTTTGAAAATCAGCTTCGCGATAGGTCTGATAGATCTGTTTCCAGTCTTCTACACCAAATATCGCTGTCTGTCTTGTGGTTTGTGCCATTGCCCTACCTCAGTTAGATCTTGTATTTATGGGCAAAATAAACTGGGTAGTTATACGTAGGATGCGTTGCGTGTTTGTTGATCGAAAAAAATACTTAGAACTTCCACTGAACTGGCTCCCACATAGTCCAATTCTACTTCTAACAACATGCCGTTTTGTTGAGGGTAGACATTTACACTGTTGACCACTATGCGTGGATCGCCTGCGGCCACTCGTTGTACTTCTTGAATAATACCAGTTTGCACTGTTTCAATTTGATTCTCAAACAAATATTCCCACAGTGTGGTACCATAGGCTGGACGTCCGGGCAATTGGCCTTGTCTGATATTGAAAGCATTGAGCAAATCACGTTTGGCCAACTCAAAATTGATCAAAGTAAATTTTTTGTACTGCTGTTGAGTGTTGAATCCGATAAAAGTGGTCATAACACTACTTATCACGCATTTTCACGTCTGGCCCAGAGGAGAAAATTCTCCTCTGGCAGCACGGGCCAGATATTCTTCTCTTGATCTGGGCCCACTACTTTCAAAAGCCAATCTATCTGCTCTTAACTGTTGCTCAGCTGCAGTCAACGGCTGTATGGCACGATTGATAATGGCAATTAACCTTATCACAAAAGGTATGTCTGTTTCTAATATGAATCCAATCTGCTGTTGCGCTAGTTGAGCAGTAATTCTGAATCCTGTGCCTAAACTAAACAATCCCCGTTGATTACGCTGTGAGAAATTGGCATTGTTTTGAAGAGCTTGTAGTTCGGCTATGATCTTTTCAAAATTATCAACAATGGCTTCCAATTGTTGCACATATTGCGGTCCACTGCTGCGTATAGTGGTATCTCTTTGAATATTCACTGCCACACTGGTATAAGCACGCACCAATGCAAATTTTCTAGCCTTGAGTTCTTCTAGCTGATCTTTTAATTCTTTTTCTGTGTACACACGGTTGGGTTGTGTGTCGGCCACGTCTGGCACTCGGTCATTGCCTATCACTCGTCGAGAAGCTGCGTTTACAGTTTCAGTATTCACTGTGTCAGATGCAGGTTCTGCTGTGACTTCTCCTAACACTGTTTTGTCAACCTTGGTATCTGCAAGATTTACTGCAAAAGCCGTGTTTCTTGTGACTGATTCAAAAGACGCTTTGCTGGCTGCAGACGCCACACCGGAAAGATTTTGCAAAGTACCAGATACACTTTTTGCAGCATTATTGGCAAGTCCTGCTATGGCTGCTGGATTGAAGTCTGACACTGGCACGCCTGCTGATTTCAAAGATCCAAGACCAGTTTCCATCAATCCTTTTTGAATATTGTTCTGTGCTGTTTGGTTGCCTAACAAATCACCAAGGCCTTTGATTCCATCTTTGCCAGTGAAAGCCAATGGACTTTTCAACACTGAAAGTATGCTGGTACCAATACCCACTGCTGCTGATAGGCCTTTCTTGACTATGCCCGACAGTTCTAGTTGGGATAGATCAAATCCAAATTTTCCAACACCGGCACTGTCCGACACTACATTGGCCGGTTGTCCAACTAATTTTGCGGCTTGAGACATTGCTGCTTGAACTTCTGCTCCGTTGAGTCCGGGTAGGCCAGTTGTGGTGCCTTGTTTGACTAAATCTGCAGTGTTGATTCCATCAGTGACTGGTCCTGCAAATGCAGATGTCAGCGCCCCTACAGCTTTGGATGCCAAACTACCAACTGCAGCAACCGCACCGGTAACAGCAGATCCGGCAGCAGTGATTGCGCTGCCTATGGCATTATTACCGTCAGTAGCACTGCTCTGGCCCAGAGAAGAAAATTCTCCTCTGGCAGCAGCTGCCAGATATTCTTCTCTTGATCTGGGCCCACTACTTTCAAAAGCCAATCTATCTGCTCTTAACTGTTGCTCAGCTGCAGTCAACGGCTGACCGTTGAGTCCTGGAATCTGCACATTGGTAGCCAAAGCAGGCGTCACGCCTTTGAGCGCTGCAGTAACCTGCCCGCCTGCTGCTGCTGCAGCTGGGCCTAACGCACTGGTGATAGTACCAAGATTAGCACCAGATGGCAACAGACCCGATAAACT